CAGTCTGCAGTCTTGAGAGGAGTGCCGATAGTGAATGTTGGAGTCTGACCAGTTGGCGCTGTTGCAAAGTACGTCGTGGCAACGGTCACGAAGTTACAGTTTTCGGTCTGCACATCGATTAAACATGTTGTTCTTGGCGGATCGACTGAACTAAGGAAACAACCGTAAGGAGCAGTGAGTGATGGTTTTCTAATGCTGCTGACAACGGGGCCAGCTCCAGTTTGGTCGAGCAGTTGCCAGTTGTATTGAGCATAAGTTGGCACGGGTTTTGTTTCCCCAAGGACACGCGGCGATCCAAAGCCATCCGATGTGGCCGGATCCTTGCAGCGACCAACCGCAACAATGAAATAATTAATCTCAGACGTAGTGATCGATAGCGTATAAGTTCCTGCAATCGGCTCGTCTTGGCAGGAGATATCGAATTCTTCGCCGGTGTCTTTGTTGATCTTGAACCAGCACACCTGACCGGCGCAGCCCAGATTGGATTCTGATACTGACAGCGTATCGCCGACAAGCGGTGCACCGCTAGGACCACTGGCGCCTGTGATCACATTCAATGGCGAATCATCTTCAAGTGGATCCGCTGGATTGTCCCATCCCCCGATTGGTGTCTGGCCACCTGTTGGCTCACCTGCTGGCTGCGATACATCTGGACCGATTGGCGGATAGCCGCCTGTTGCCCATTCATCGTCAGTCGGTGCTGGTAAGCCCACCGTCGTCTCTGCTTCAGTCGGTGGATCGAAGTTGCCGCCACTGGCTGGATAATCAATACCGCTACCGCCTAGGCCGGTGTTGTCTGATGATGAGTTTTCATCGCAGCTGTAGTCGCTGCGCCCTGCTGAGATCGTGAACCCAGGCGCTGTGGCTGCCGCCACTTCACGTGCCACCAAGCTGCGGCCTTGATTATCAATCGGGAAATGCGTCAGATCAAAAACGCAGGCACCGCTAGCCGTCTTCTCAATCCGCTCCACTTCATACAAAAAGTCGTGGTAGCTCAGTGCTGTGGTTGCAGTTTCACGCCGCAAGCGAACGCGAACGATATCACCCAACTCGAGTGTGCTGTTGTAGCTGCTTGGCCTTACGTTTAAGCGCAGCGTATGCGTGATGTACTTGCGCCGCGCCAAACGGAATGCGCCAACCTTGACGGCATGAGTTTCGCTTGCGCAGAACTGGCTCATGTCGTATTGATCGAATGGGCCAGCCGTTGCCTCGCCCGCGTAGCGCACTTCAGTGGTGCGCGGAAAGCCGATATCAGAGTCTGGCTGCTGACGCCACATCATCTGCAGGCAGATCGGCTGGCGGTCAGCCAGGGAGATATATTCAATCTCAAAACCATCCGGCAGCAGATGATCCTCTGTGAACGTGAAGTCCCATCCGATCGCTGTAGTCTTGATCGTGTGATCACCGTTTACAGGTAGCCGTGGCTTAAATCCAAACTTGCCGTTTGATTCGATCAGGCGCAGCAGGAAATCATTCCCGATCTGTTCGAGCCATTCGTCTAGGTTGCTGCTTTCCTTGAATACTCCGTTATAGAGCAACCCATTGGTCTGGCAGAAGTTGGCCGCGGCCAGCATCTTGGTGCTATCGATCAGCGTGGATGGGATCCGGCCTGATTGATTCATCAGGTACAGGGCCAGATCGATCACGTTATTGCTGGGGCCAAGCGTGCTGTCAATAATGCGCGTGACCTGCATCCCCTCGCGCACGAACACATGCACCTGTTGCTCCCATCGGTCGCTGCCATCCGGGAATGTGTTCACGTAGCTGAGCGTCGTCATGTTGGCGTAGCGCCCTGACGTGCCGCAGTAGTAGGGGCATGACCACGGCGTTGTGTCTACGACTGTGGTGACGAAGTTGCCAGGGGACCACGTGCCTGCCCGGCGATCATAGGTTTGGTTCCATGTGCCTTGGCGGCATGGTCCGGCAAAGACATCTTTGACGGGAATCGTTGGCAGCTGGCCTTCGCTCAGCACAAGGTGCAAGCTGACCGTTAGCGCATTGGTCGTGCCATCGTTTTGGTATCTCGCCTCAGTTGCACCAGGGCTTACCAAGATGCCGCCAACATTGCTGACGCGACGGCAGAACACGATCGGCACCGGATCGCCGATCTTGTACGCCACCTGTTGTGCCGTGAGATCATCTGCTGCCTCTGCTGCAGCTTCATTCAGAACCGGATCAGACAACCCGCTCTGATAAGCCAGCAGTGCCAGTGGGTCAGAGATGTTCAGCGTCATATCCGAAGCGGCACACCGATCAGGTAGCTGGTGAACTTACGCGGCGGCACTTGCGCGCCAACTGGTGACAGGCTACTGCCGAGCTCGATTTCAAGCCTGGTGAACGTGCCGGAAATGCCGACCACCTCAGCGGTGTAGCTGGCGATCAACTGCTGGCCGGCTTGTGGTGCGGTCTGATCGAGGCGGCTATCAAACTCGTAGATCTTGAGCTCGCAGAATCGACCGTAGCTGAGTGCAAGGTTGAATGCTTCAACCACGCTATTGGTGGCTGGCACTGTGATGGTGACGGATTTGCCGCCACTGGCGCCAGATTCCACGATGCCATTAGCGTTGAATGGCATATATGACCAGCTGGCACTGCTAAGCGTGACGGTCTGATTGACGTAGTAGGTCTGCCACCTGGCGTACGTGGTGGTCGCATCAAAGATGCGTAGGTATTGGCTTTGAGCTCTGTTGCTCATCAGTAGGCACCCTGATAGCGACGGCCGCCATAGGATCGGCTGTTCTTGAAGATCTGCGTGCCGAAGTCAGATAGGGCACGCTCGAGGTCGCCGATGGTGACATAGCGCTGGCCATCTTGCTGCAGCACCGGACCGGTTGTGATCTGCACTGTGGTGTTCGCTGCGCCGCCGCCACCCATGGGGCCAACAACGCCACCTTCTGCAAACGCAGGAATCACCGATCGACCGCGCATCCCGCCGAGGTAGTTGGCTGCAGCCTTGGCCATCTTGGATTCGGGCACGATGTATTCGCGTTCGCCGCCTTCACCCACCATCGCAAGGGTTGGCCCGCTGACTACGCCACCAGCAGCAAAAGCTGGCACGCTCACCTGCGGAACCAACGGGATGTCTGGAGTAGGCAGCCGGTTGTAGCCGGCGATCAGGTTGTTGATAGTGCGCGTGCTGTTGTTGATGCCATTGGCAATGAACTGCAGCAACCCGCGGAAGACCGTCTTGATTGCGTTGACGGCTCCCGTGAACGGTGCCTGCAGTGCTTTGCCTAGCAGAGCGAAGCTGCCTGTCAAGCTCGTAACAAGTACCTTGCCGAACTTAATTAACGGCTCAACATAAAGGCTATAAAAAGCCTTGCCTGCCATCTGCCATCCTGAAGCGATTGCCTTAAGGACTGCTGCGATCTGATCACGGAAGGCATAGATCGCAACGCCAGCGGCGACAAGCAAAGCAATCCAGCCGACTGGGCCAGAAAGCACACCAGCAACAATCGCAAGCAATCCCTTAAACGCAGCACCAACAGCAGCTAGTGCCGGTACCATTGCGCCAAGATATCCAGAGATGGTGGCAAAGATCGCGCCACCAGCAAAGACTGCAGTCAAGGCGCCCCATACAGTGGCGATCGCTTGAATAGCTGGCGCCAAGATGACAAACGCTGCAGCAAGTGCCGCTACCCCAGCGATGAGTTGCTGCAACGGCTCAGGCAATGCAGCAAATCCCTCAGCCAATCCGGCAATCGCCTGTGCAACGCTTGTGATCAACGGCAGCAGTGCTGTGACCGCTTCATTGAAAGGCCCTGAAACTGCACGCGCGATTGCATTGATTGAATCGTTGAACTGATCAGCAGCCTGCGCCATTTCAGTATCAATGGTCGCAGAGTATTCGCCAAGAGCAGCGCTGCCTGCATTCTACATCGGGACTAGGTTGGCTCCACTCTTGCCAAATAGCTCCATGGCTAGCGCAGTTTTCTGCGCGCCATCAGGCATCTTGGCAAATACATCAGACACGCTGAGCATGATCTGATCCAGGCTGCGCACCTTGCCGTTGGCATCGGTGGCGCTGACGCCAATCGATTGCAATGCCTTGCTGGTTTGCGATGCAGGATCAACAACACCACGCGCCAATCGCCCCATCGCCTTGGCCACCTCATCCACTGATGTGCCGCTGTCTTCAGCTGCTGCGCCAAACTTACTCAGGCTTTCAACGCCAACACCCGTGCGCGAGCTGAGATCGTTGAGGTTGTCTGCTGCATCAATAGCGCGCTTTGCCAGTGCGCCAATTCCAGCGATGGCTGCGGCAGGTACCAAGGCACCAAGGCCGCTGCCGATCGATTTGCTGAGCGCACCTAACTTGCCAAACGCACCGGATGCTGCGTTGG